CAATAAGAAGCAGTATAGATTTTGATGGAGTTGTTCTTGATTGTTTCGGCGGGTCTGGCAGTACATTGATGGCGTGCGAACAGTTAAACAGAAAATGCTATATGGCGGAACTTGACCCGAAATATTGCTCCGTCATTTTGCAAAGGTGGGAAAACTTCACTGGCGGGAAAGCGGTGCTTTTGAATGGCGAATGAAAAGGAGGGGGAAAGAATGATTTATCAAAGAACAGAAATTGACGCAAGACATTTTATGGACATATTCCCAGAAGGGAGCAAATTTTACAGAATACCTGAACTACCGAAAATTAAGTTTAAGGCGAATAAGGTTCAATATTCTATAACGGACGTTCGACTACTGAACGAAAATGCAGTATGTACGTTCCTGAATATTCTCAACACCGTAGCGAATGAGCCGGACACGGAAGAAGTTACGTTCAAGATTGAGGATGACACAAACGAGGACACGGTTGAGATTATTACGGACATTCTGATGGGAATATCCTATACTGCGAAAAAGGGCGGAAAACACGGTTTTGAGTCATCGTCCAGTTTTCTTGTTACTGGAGTTAAACGACACGAAACAGAAGATTACAAAACGATTACTTTCGAGCTGATTAAAGACCATGCGCAAGCTATTTACGAATATGCACAGGAACATGAACAGCCGAACCTTTATGAATTAGTGATTGCGATTGAAGAAAAATCAAGGGAACAAATAGCGTCGTATGTAAAAGAACATGAGGAAATCTTAAATGGATAGCGTTGTTAGAGAAAGCATACGCGGAGTATCAAAATAAATTCGTTCTATTTGGGGACTAATGGCGCATAAATTTGCGTAAAACCTTCCAATGCCATATAATAAGGCAAAGGGAGGTTTTTTATGGCAAACGAGCAAAACTTGCGACCGGGAGGAACGCCGGGCGGGTATGAACTAAGCCGAGAAGAAGCCAAGAGAGGCGGAATTGCGTCAGGGAAATCGCGTGGAGAGCGTGCGAGCCTGCGGAAAGCCATGCAGGGCATTCTGTCGGGCACATATACAGACAAAAGCGGGAAGGAAATTAGCGGCGCGGATGCCGTGTGCCTTGCTATGTTTCGCATTGCCAGCAACAGCAAGGACAAGCAGGCCGTGCAGGCGTTTCGGTCCATTATGGAACTGATGGGCGAAGCGCGGATCCCTGCTGAAGTTGACAATCCGGGCATGGAAAAGCTGGACGAGATTCTTGCAGGGTTAAAAGAGAATGCCGAAAATGCAAAAAAGTAGACAGAAGACGGATCTGGAAGGAGGTGGTGCTATGCTTAAAATGACAGAGAAGCAGAACGAATATATCGTAAATGCAAATTATCGCTGGAATTTTAAGGTTGGTTAGGCGCTGTTCGTTCCGGCAAATCATTTGTTGACGTGGCGTTTGTTGTTCCGTACCGCTTGCGGCAGTTGAGAAACAAGCCGGGCCTGAACGTCATTTTGGGCGTAAGCAAAAGCACCATCGAAAGAAACGTTTTGCAACCAATGCGGGAAATTTACGGAGCGCAGATCGCGACGCCGATCAACAGCAACAACGTGTCCTACGTTTGTGACGTGCCAGTGTACTGCCTTGGCTCCGAAAAGGTGTCGCAGGTTGCCAAAATCCAAGGTGCATCTTTCAAATACTGCTATGGAGACGAGGTGGCCAAGTGGAACAAAGAAGTGTTTGCAATACTCCAGTCCCGTCTGGACAAGCCGTATTCGTGCTTTGACGGGTCATGCAACCCGGAAAGCCCGGGGCACTGGCTGAAGGCGTTTTTGGATAGAGACGATTTGGACGCATACATCCAAAAGTACACCTTGTTCGACAACCCGTATTTATCCCCAGCCTTTGTGGAAAACCTGTGCAAAGAGTACGAAGGAACCGTCTACTACGGAAGGTACATCAACGGAGAGTGGACGCAGGCGGAAGGCCTGATATACCCCATGTACATGGAGGCAGTTGCGGAAGCGCCGGAGCAGAGGGCGGAAAAATACATGCTGTCGCTGGACTACGGCACGCAGAACGCATTTGCGGCCCTGCTGTGGGGGAAATACGGAGAAGTTTGGCACGCCGTAAGCGAATACTACTACTCCGGCAGAGACGAAGGCGCACAAAAGACGGACGAAGAATACGCAGACGATTTGGAACGATGGTTGACAACCTTTTTCCGGCAGTATAAAACGATAGCAGGAGAGCCACAAAGCCCGCCATGGCCGATAAAGACCATAATTGACCCATCGGCGGCTTCGTTTATAGCGGCCCTGCAAAAGCGCAGGACGCAGGATGCGGAGGGCCGGAAGATGTTCGGCACGTGGCAGGCAGACAACGCCGTTTCGGACGGGATAAGAGAAACGGCAACATGCATGAGAGCAGGCCTGATAAAGGTGGCGCCGGGCCTGAAATCATGGCAGAAAGAGGTGCAGGGCTACGTATGGGACGATACCGTGCAGGAAGATAAGCCCGTGAAGGTAAACGACCACTGTTTAACAGGAGAAACGATGGTTGATACAGACTCAGGCGCAATTCCGATTAAGCAACTGGTAGGCACAACCGGCAAAGTGTGGAGCTTTAATTTAGCGACTCAACAGGCCGAGTTAAAGCCGTATCACGATTGCAGAATGACACAACAGCAGGCCGAGCTTTATGAAATTGAGACTGAAGACGGGAGAATTATACGTTGCACTGGAGAACACCCAATATTGACCATTCGAGGCTATGTGTTAGCAAAAGACTTGCTATTATCCGATAAAATCATTGATGTAATGGACGCATTGCGTTATAATATAGACTAAAGGAGGCCTATATTATGATACAGTATTATGAAGACGGAGACATTGCCATATTCAATGATTTTGTTTTTAGGAGAGACAAGAGAACTGGTTATTATTTGAACGCCAAGACCCATAAGCGCTTGCACGTTTGCGTTTGGGAATATTACAACGGTACAGTTCCGAAAGGTTATCACGTTCACCATAAAGATTTTGACAAATCTAACAACGAGATTGACAATCTGGAACTAATGACAGCAAAGGAGCATTTAAAGTTGCATGGTGCATCTTGGGGCGAGGCGCGTTATAATCAGCAACTGGATATATTAAGCAAGAAAGCTATACCAAAGGCGTCCGAGTGGCACAAATCACAGGCTGGCCGGGAATGGCATAAAAAGCACTATGAGAACATGAAAGACAGGTTGCATTCACAAGAGACTTTTATTTGTGAAGAATGCGGAAAAGAATTTAAGGCGGTTAAATGTGGCTCAAACAAGTTTTGTTCAAACGCTTGCAGGGCTGCAAACAGAAGAAAGCGCGGTGTTGATAATGAGACAAGAATATGCGAATGGTGTGGAAAAGAGTTCGTCACCAACAAGTATTCAAAAGCAAAAACCTGTTGCCGAAGTTGCCGGAATTTCTTGCGTTGGAATAAAGGCAATCCGGAAAAAGGGCTTCGCTGATGTATATAATCTTGAGGTGGAGGACAATCAAAATTTTTCAGTCAACAATGGCTTGATCGTTCATAATTGCATGGACGCCATGAGGTATTTTGTAAAAACAATGCAGTTGGCGAACAAGCGGCGAAGGGCGGAGGTTATGTTTGGAAGTATGAAAGGGGATGAGCACAATTAAGACTTATCAGGACCTGCTGGAAGTGGTTGAAAACGAGAAGACCAAACAGGAATTCATGCTTGCGGCCATTTCGGAGCACAAGAGCAGTCGGCTGTACAGAGTGAGCGAAGCGGCTGGGCTGTACTACAGACACATGAACCCAACCATTATGAACCTTCAAAAGGTGGTATACAACATGTTGGGGAAAGCGGAAGTGGACCCGTATGCGGCAAACAATAAGGTGCCGTGCAGGTACTATTTCTACTTTATCACGCAGGAGGTACAGTATTTGCTCGGGAACGGCGTTTCGTTTGCGGAAGAAGGGACCAAAGACATGCTGGGCGGCCCGGGATTTGACATCGCCTTGCAGAAACTGGCAATAGGAGCGCTGAACGCAGGACAGGCGTACGGTTTTTGGAACTATGACCATCTGGAGGTGTTCAACGCATCCCCGAACGGAGGGGAACCCGCTTTTGTGCCGCTGTTCGACGAAGAGAACGGAGCACTGCGGGCAGGCATCCGCTATTGGCAGGTAGACAGCAGTAAGCCGCTCCGCATGACGTTGTACGAAGAGGACGGGTATACCGAGTACATCCGCAGGGAGAACACGGACATCACCATCATGCAGGAAAAGAGGCCATACATCTTGACGACGGTCACGACGGAGGCCACGGATGAAACGGTGATTTATGAAGGCAAGAACTACCCGTCGTTCCCGATTATCCCGCTGTACAACACAAATAAGCAAAGCGAGTTAATTGGCGGGCAGGAAACGCTGGATGCCTACGACCTGATGGCGAGCCAGATGGTAAACAACATCGACGAAGGGAACCTCATTTACTGGGTCCTGAAGAACTACGGCGGCATGGACGATATTGACGATGCGAATTTCCTGCGGCAGTTGCGGACGACCAGAGTGGTGCACGCTGACGGAGGCTCCGCAGGGTCCGACGTAGATGCGCACACGGTAGAAGCGCCTGTAGCGGCAAATGAGACAGCGCTGGAAAGACTGCGGACGCAGTTGTTTGAGGACTTCATGGCGCTGGACACCAAGAATATCGCAAGCGGAGCGACCACGGCAACACAGATTAAGGCATCCTACGAACCGCTGAACGCAAAGTGCAACCTCTTTGAGGGATGCGTGACGGATTTCATTCTGGGCTTGCTGAAACTGGTTGGGGTGGAGGATGCACCGACATACACGAGGTCCATCCTCGTCAATAAGCAAGAGGAAATCCAGAACGTCATCACGGCGGCCCAGTACCTGTCCGACGAATACGTCACCAGCAAAATTCTCGAGGTGAACGGGGACATTGACAAACTGGATGAGGTGCAGGCACAGAAAGCGGCAGGCGACATAGCCCGGTACTCGGTTGAGGAAGAATACGTGGAGGAATAGCAGATGGACAAGGCGCACATCACGACGGACAAACAGTTGGCTACGATGGAGCGCAAACTGAAAGCCATCTACAGCAAGGCCAACAAGGACGTCGGAAAGAAACTGAAAGAGTACCTCGCAAAACAAGAGGAAAAGGGGAACGCACTTTTAGAGGCCGTTAAAGGCGCAAAATCGCCCGAAGAACGAAAGAAAGCAGAGGATGCGTACAACTCTTTCCTTTTGAACAAAACTTTGCACAGTGAGCATTTTAAGGCCCTTTCAGAGCAATACGCAAACGAACTGTTGCGGGTCAACAAGACGGCGACGGACTACATCAACGGCAGGATGCCGGACGTGTACAGCCTGAATTACAACGAAACGGGAAAAAGTATCGCCGGGCAGGTAAAAGG